CAGCACTGGGGTTCACCTTGGTGGTATTGCTGCTAACAATCTATTGGATGATTATGAGGAAGGAACTTGGACAGCAACCATAACCACCGGGAGTGGAAGTGTTACTTTGAGGTCTGATAGAGATTTATGTTCATATACTAAAATTGGAAACATGGTTAATGTCAGAGGTAGAGTAGATGTAGAGTCTGTAAGCAGTCCTTCAGGACATGCATTGATATCAAATCTGCCTTTTACTTCTAGTAATAGTTTTGCTGAATTATCAGTAAGGTCTGGTGGAGCAATGATGCATGACAGTTTCACAGGACTAGCCACAGGTGCTAGTGTCATCTATCAAACACATCCAAATACTACTAGCGTGAACATATATGAACAAGATCAAAATAATAGTGCTGAATTAGGGCCGCATTTTCAAGCCGCTTCAGTACTTGTGTTTGAGTTGTCATATCCAGCAGCATAAAGGAAATCAACATGATTACTAAAGAACTAGAAGTGGACAAGATCGAAGTCGTAGGACTTTGGAATGTCCAAGTACGAACCGCAACTGTCATCAAAGAAGGTGATGAAGAACTCTCACGATCCTTCCATCGTCACGTTGTGAACCCAGATACCGACCTTACGGGCGAAGATTCTCGGGTTGTCGCAGTCTGTACTGCCCTCTACACGGACGAAGTTCGTAATGCGTTTGAAGAAGACAAAGCAAAGCGACTAAGTGATGGAAAACGATAATCAAATACTTCTCGCTCTAGGAAGACTTGAAGGAAAAGTCGATGCAATGCTCACGCGACAAAAGTACCACGATGAAGAACTTGATCGCCAAGATCAAAGACTTCGCAAACTCGAACAAGGACGTAGTTATATGTTGGGTGCTGCTGCTGTTGTGGGTGCAATTTGTAGTTTTGTTGCATCAAGGATAGGAGTCTGACATGGCATCTCCAGCAAAGGGAAAGGCCCGCGTCAAGATTTACAAAGATCCCAAGACTGGGAGAACCCGTAAGACCTCTTACGGCCAAGCTGGTCAAGCCAAGGGTGGTGGACCTCGTGTCCGACCAGGGACATCTAAGGGCGACTCATACTGTGCCCGATCCGCTGGTCAAATGAAATCTCATCCTTCGGCAGCAAAAGACCCGAATAGTGCATTACGACTGAGCCGCAAACGATGGCGGTGTGTCGGGAAAAGGAGTACCAAATGATGAGTAAAGAAACAATCAGCAGGCTGCACAACCTGCTCGCCCAAGAGCTTGTGACCCGCATTGAGTCCGGTGAGGCTACGCCCGCAGAACTAAGTGTGGCCCGAGCCTTCCTCAAAGACAACAACATTGAGGCTGTAGAAGAAGCCAGTCAACCGCTGGCGGAACTCGCCAAGATCCTTCCATTTGTAGAACCAGAGAAAGAGGCAATGTGATGGCAAAAAGAAAACTAAAGGTCAAGAAGGGTGGTTCTACCCCTACCAATCCAGCACTGTACTCAAGAGTCAAATCAGCGGCTAAAAAGAAGTTTGATGTCTATCCATCAGCCTACGCAAACGCTTGGCTGGTTCGTGAATATAAGAAACGTGGAGGAGGATACCGATGAAAAAATTAACCATTCGACAAGAGAAAACAATGAAGCGTCATGCCGAACACCACACCAAAAATCACATGGCCCTCATGCGTAGGCTAATGATCCAAGGAAAGACCTTTGGTCAAGCCCACAAGGAGGCCAAGAAAAAGGTAGGTAAGTGATGGCAAAACCCACAGGCGGACTAACAAAATGGTTCAAGGAAGACTGGCGGGACATCAAGACCGGCGAGAAGTGTGGACGTAAATCCGCCAAAGATTCAAGCAGGCCTTACCCCGCATGCCGTCCAAAATCTGTTGCATCCAAGATGACTTCTTCGGAGAAAAAGGCTGCATCTCGCAGGAAAACTGGGCCATCTCGCATTAAATACCCTGTAACTGCATCTGGCAAAAGACGCCTTAAGATTAAGAAGTGACTGACACCAACCCCCTAGCAGACTTCCGCAACTTTCTATTTCTATGCTGGAAGCAGTTGGGGCTACCGGACCCCACCCCGGTCCAATACGACATCGCAGAGTACATCCAGCATGGTCCGAAGCGTCGGGTCATCCAGGCGTTCCGTGGTGTCGGTAAGTCTTGGATCACATCGGCTTATGTCTGCCACCAGTTGCTTATGGACCCCACCAAGAACATCTTGGTTGTCTCGGCATCCAAGGCCCGCTCAGATGACTTCTCTACGTTTACCCTGAGGCTGATCCACGAGATGCCTCTACTTGAGCATCTGCGTCCTAAGGATGACCAGCGGAACTCCAAGATCGCCTTTGACGTTGGGCCTGCTCCGGCCTCGCACGCACCCTCTGTGGTGTCCAAAGGTATCACCTCACAGATCACGGGATCTCGTGCAGACATCGTGATTGCTGACGATGTGGAGTCCCTCAACAACTCCGCCACCCAGACCATGAGAGACAAGCTCTCAGAAACCATCAAAGAATTTGATGCTGTCCTCAAACCTGACGGACACATCATCTACCTCGGAACACCGCAGACCGAGATGACGATCTACAGTGCCCTCAATGAGCGTGGGTATGAGACTCGCGTATGGCCTGCTAGGATTCCATCTGAGGCCCAGGAAAAGAGAATGGGTTCTACCCTTGCCCCACTGGTCAAAGCCCTCAGAGAAGATTCTAACCACCCTAGAGGCAATCCTGTAGATCCCGGACGGTTTGATGATGCTGACCTCATGGAGCGTGAGGCTTCCTATGGCCGGACTGGGTTTGCTCTTCAGTTCATGCTGGACTCCTCACTGTCGGACTTCAACAGGTTCCCGCTCAAACTGTCGGACTTGCTGGTGATGAACATCAGCGGTGATGAGGGGCCAGAGAAGCTCGTGTGGGCTCCGAACCCTGACAGGGCTATCTCAGATGTCCCATGCGTAGGGCTGGCGGGAGATCGCTACTACGGCCCATTTGATGTCTCAACCAGCTGGGCTCCCTTCACGGGCTCTGTGATGGCTATTGACCCCTCAGGCCGTGGTGCTGACGAGACTGCCTACGCCGTGGTCAAGATGCTGAACGGGTATCTGTTCGTGACAGCCGCTGGCGGCATCAAGGGCGGGTATGAGGATAAGGCTCTCCAAGAGCTCTCTGTGATTGCCAAGAACGAAAAGGTCAATCTGATCCTGATTGAATCCAACTTCGGTGATGGCATGTTCACGGCCCTCCTGAAGCCTGTCCTCAGCAAAATCTACAAGGTGTCGATGGAGGAGGTCAGGCACAGCAAACAGAAAGAGATGCGGATCATTGACACCCTGGAGCCGGTGATGAACCAGCACAGGCTTGTAATCAACCGCAAGGTGATTGAGAACGACTATCTGTCCACCAAAGGCATGTCCCCGGACAAGGCCCTGAGATACCAACTCTTCTACCAGATGTCCCGCATCAGCAAGGACAAGGGGGCTCTGGCTCACGATGACCGCCTCGATGTCCTCGCTATGGCTGTCAAATACTGGACAGAGCAGATGGCTCAGGACGCAGACCGCCAAATGGCCGTCAGGAAGGGTGAAAGGCTCAATGATGAGCTGGAGAGATTCATGGACAATAACGTGGGTCGTAAACCCCGTGGCCTCACATGGTTGTAATAGGGTGCCTATGAGGACACACACAGTGTCTGGCCGACGGACTCACAAGGACTCAGGTGAACATTCACTTCGATCTGCGAGTGGCTCCCCAAGTCTCCCAATCAATTTTGGGGGGTTTGGGGGGCCTCTGGATCTACAAGGATCTAGGTGAACAGATATAAAGACTTATAAAGACAGACTTAAGATATCTAAGGACACACCACCACCATGTCAAAACCAAGCCTATGTACAGAGTGTCTAAAGGCTTTAGGGGAATACACAGCCCTACACCATCCACCCCAACCTAAGGAGATTAATTATGCCAAGAGTACCGGGAAGAGGAAGACCAGAGCCCAGTCCGGGTTCCGGAGACACGGAGCAGAGCAGAGCAGAGGTTCGTCAATATCGTCAACCTCGGATGATGCCAACCCGACCTGCTCGTCCAGCAACGAAGCGGCCTCTGAAGACAGATGCTGAACGTAAGAGGGACGAAGAGAAGAAGAAAAAGAAGAAAGATCTGAAGATCGCTAAGAAAAGATGACCAATGACAACAGACAACCCCAAGGAGATTGATAATGAGAAAGATTGGAAAGAAGAAAAAGATGGACAAAAAGATTGTCCAGCAGGGAAAACGGGGTCAGAGTGCTGCGGAGACGCGGGCGACTGCGACGAGTGCTAAGAAGAAAGTAAGGGCGTACTGATGTGTTCTCCGATGGGTGCTGTGCCGCTGGCATTAAAAGCAATGAGCGGTGGAAAAAAGAAACAAGAAACCACTACACCTCCAATGTTTCAAAATATTGAAAAAGCAAACATAAGCCCTCTTTATCGTAAAAGTTATGATAAAGAAGCCAGACTTCAACAAATGAGAACCATGGGTGCTTCCGCAAATCCAAACATTGTTAAACGAATGCTGGAAATCGCTAAGACGATTGATCCAGAGCATTACAAAGCCATGCAGTTAGCTCGGAGAGAGGCTACAGGAACACCGGGCCTTGTTACTAAACTTATGAAAAGGGCTACAAGGTGAAAATGTAATGTGCATCCCAACCCCACCACCACAACTCCCAGCTGTTCGCGGTATGCAACAAGCCCAGGAGTTTGACAACCAAAGCCCAATGCCGGGCCGAAGGAACACTCAGAAGGTGAAGCTGCTGGTGGATCCTGATGAATACTTCCTGCGGACCAAGAAGCCTCAAGGATTCTTTGAGACTTACCGAGGCAGTGGTGGAGGCTCTGGCTCTGGTGGCGGTGGTGCAGGATTCTCTGGAGGCCCAAGTGAAGGTGGACAAAGTGGTGGTGGCTAAGATCATCCTTTGGAACGACATCAGCGGCCAAGAGAGGCCCTGGCTCACCCACGAGGAAGCCATCTCCCTTGAGCCCATCCTGATGAAAACCGTGGGATACATCATCCACGAAGATGATGAGAAGATTGTGGTGTGCTCCACCATGGCTACCGATGAGGAGCACTATGGGAATGTCAATGCCATCCCGAGGGGTGTCATTCTCGCTATGAGGGATCTAGGAGTGAATAATGATCGAACTGATACTGACTGCTGCACTGAACACTAACTCAGCTGGTCCACCCAGTGACCCTGATGCAGTGGCTATGTGGATTGATGATCTGGGACGATTGACACCCTTTGGACGGACCTTTGATGTCTACATCCAAACTGGGTTTGATCCTGAGTTCTCCTACCCCAACGGTGACCCACGACGGCCTTACATGATTGGGAGTACCTACGGTAATGAGTCACCAACACGAGCGTTTGGTTGGTCTATCGAGGGGGACATCTTCAAAAACAGCCGACCAGACTATCTGTATCCTTGGCTAGACAACTGCCAAGAGTGCATTGAATACTGGGAAATAGACACTGGGATTGTCTGCCCAGATGCGGGAGAGTATTGGAACTGCATTCAATCCAACCCCTACCAACGGTGGATGTATCTGGGTGCTAAGTTCACGCCAGTCAACTGGTACTTCGATGGACCAGAGGGGTGCTGTCCAAGAAATGGGGATCTGGTTGACCTTGAGTACGCATGGTGTGACTCATGGATTCTGCACGGTCCACTTGGCAAGAAGTACGGCAGCCAGTATCCACAATACAAGTACCCGTTGGTTCAGCAGCAACACAAAGACCTGATTACCCCGCATTACTCATACAACCGAGTTCTGAAGTACTGGCCTCACCGGGAAACTATCGTTGGTGAACAGTGCTGCTCTTCTCCGTCACAGAATGACTATGGCGACCTGATCCGATGGAACCCTGATGTGGACTGGGGAAGCAAGAAGTGGCCTGGTTCGTTCCACATCGCTCGATTTACTGGTCCTGATTACTTTGGATCTGGGGGCGTTGTTCGCTTTGCTTGTGACAACGGACACCCCTGCGACCCAGCACCGTACTCAGTCAATTACTACGCCGACAACAGCTGTCCCTCTGATCTGAATGAGGATGGCTTGGTGGGCTTTGAGGACCTGTTGCAGGTCTTGAGTGATGTGGCTGGATTCAAGTATCACCCACAGACGAACAATGGGTTTGAGGCGGTTCTTAAGGTTCTGTCAGAGTGGGGCCAATGCCCCGGCTGAAATTTGGCACAAAAATCTGAGAGGGTATATATACGTGCGCCGTAGCGGCTACCCCCCAGGCCCCCCTTGCCGCCGCAAGGCTCCATACGGGGGCCCCGTGTCGCGTGCCATGTCACACCATCCAAAGAAAGTTTGATTGATGGGGTGTAGGGGGGAGGGGTGGCGGATTGGTTATCCGATGCCCTGGTGGAACGGGGGCAGGTGGTCGGGCTGTGTCGATCGTGTCTCTGTCTTTAGTTGGCCGATTGGCTTTTTCTTGTTTCCTTTATAAAGACAGCCCACGTTCTCGCCGATGTTGTTACCATCAACACGTCCGGAATGGTCCGGGCAGACTTTGGAGAATCTAAAATGCCTAAGAATAAATATGCCGGTATGAACACATTGGAACGCAACCGCCACCACACACAGTCCAAACTGGTCCGCATGTCCACCGCCGAAGTGATGAGGCTTTCCCCGCTCGCCTATGCCATGAGTGAATGTGGAGCCGGCAAGGCGCAATGGCTTCTAGATTGTGTCGCCGAATGTGTCCGGAACGAGAAAAGAATCCGCGCCCAACAAATCCGCGAAAAGATGTTGAACGCCTAACCCTCAAACAAAGACTTTGGAGAATCTAAAATGGCCGGATACCCTTATATTTTGTTGGAAGATCGTGATAGCACGCTGGATCTTTTGTGTGTCAAAATTCTGAAAGAACGCGACACACTGCCTCCCGAGATTGTCGAGTTGGCCGAGAAGGCCGAAAAGCTCGATAAAGAGTACTTAGACGCGAGAGAAAAGATGGCCGCCGAAGGTATCTTGGGCTGACCATTCACCTAGGGCCGCTTACCGGCGGTCTTAGGCTTTCCCCGGGAATAGTCCCGACAGATTTTGGAGAATCTAAAATGATCGAATGTATTTGCGACTGCTTACCCGACGGAACGCTATACGGGCTCGTCGATAATGGTGTACTCATTGCCGGTGCCTATCTTGGTCTGGAATTGGACGGATGGCTGGCCGAGAAGATTGGCAAGTATGCTCGCCCTGGACTTGGGGCCATCATCGGTGGTGCTATTGGGAATCTCGTATCCGACGTTCTCGGAGCCGTCACAGACCCCGCCATTTTGCCCATGGTGGGCGGTATCGCTTTGGGGTGCATCTTGCCGATGATGTTGATACCTTTTATTGAGCGGGCTATGAGCCGACGCTAAACGTTTCACCTATGGCCGCTTACCGGCGGTCTTAGGCTTTCCCCGGGAATGGTCCCGGCATACTTTGGAGTTTCTAAAATGTCTATTGATCAACCGATGGCGGATGAATTGTCTATCTACATCTTGAACGATGAACGGCTTTACAACCAATGCCGATGTTGCTGTCTCAATCTCGCCCGTAAACATAAGCGGGGCCTCTATGATCCCGAAAAAGCCGTTACCCTTTTCACCTACCCAGTAGCCGAAGCCGCCCGCCGCTATCGTGCTGAGTTTGGGCCTATTGGCCGTCTTAGCCGGGACACAAAAAGAGCATCGGCGCTGGATCTACTGGAACGGTTCGAGGAAGACATCCGCGAGATTCTCGGGCTCCTGAATGCTGGTCGTAAATTGTCGATGCATGACGTTACGACGGCTTATTATATCCGCGACGTTCTGCAGATTGTAAACCAATAAACCCCTAGCCCTCACCTATAGCCGCTTAGCGGCGGCTGTAGGCTTTCCCCGGGAATAGTCCCGGCATACTTTGGAGTAAACATGAAACCTAACACCATCAAAAAGAAAATTGCCTATTGCTATCCGTCTAGTTCCCATGCGGAAGATTTTGGCCGCCCCGGTTATTTTGTCCAATCCACCATCTGGAACATTGAAGGATCCGGTCAGTGCCGGACTTACCCAGACCGATCAGCCCTGGCGGGCATGGTTTACGATGTCGCCGATGATCCCGAATTGTTACAGGTCTTAGCCGATGCGGACGGGGTCGAGCTCGATAGCCCCCAATATCGCCAATGGTTAGCCGACCAGATCGCGAGCCCTTGCCCTACCCTCTAACCCTAGCCCTCACCTATAGCCGCTTAGCGGCGGCTGTAGGTCTTCCCTGGATTCCCCAGGATTCAACCCCTAACCCTTTTTACTTTGGAGATTTTTACCATGACTGGAATCATTTCAACCGTAGCCGCTACCCTGTTGGGCGTGGCCGATATCAAACTTAGCCCGCTCGAAGATGCCT